GTTAGCTCTGAGTCTGTTGTCTATTCCGACATGGCAAAACTCAGAACTCTGCGCAGACTACTTCGAAACGGAGAACCGCATGTTAGTAGCGCAAAGGTTGTTCTTGTGGACGGAGTTCCAGGCTGTGGAAAAACAAAAGAAATTCTCTCCAGAGTTAACTTTGATGAGGATTTGATTCTAGTTCCTGGAAAGCAGGCCGCGGAAATGATCAGAAGACGTGCGAATTCCTCAGGGATTATTGTGGCCACGAAAGACAACGTTAAAACCGTTGATTCTTTCATGATGAATTTTGGAAAAAGCACACGCTGTCAGTTCAAGAGGCTATTCATTGATGAAGGATTGATGTTGCATACTGGTTGTGTTAATTTTCTTGTGGCGATGTCATTGTGCGAAGTTGCATACGTTTACGGTGACACACAGCAAATTCCATACATCAACAGAGTTTCAGGATTCCCGTACCCCGCTCATTTTGCCAAATTGGAAGTTGACGAGGTTGAGACACGCAGAACAACTCTCCGCTGTCCAGCTGATGTCACACACTATCTGAACAGGAGATATGAGGGCTTTGTCATGAGTACTTCTTCGGTTAAAAAGTCTGTTTCGCAGGAGATGGTTGGCGGAGCTGCCGTGATCAATCCGATCTCGAAACCTTTGCATGGTAAGATCTTGACTTTTACCCAATCGGATAAAGAAGCTCTGCTTTCAAGAGGGTATTCAGATGTTCACACTGTGCATGAAGTGCAAGGCGAGACATACTCTGATGTTTCACTAGTTAGGTTAACCCCTACACCAGTCTCTATCATAGCAGGAGATAGCCCACATGTTTTGGTTGCATTGTCGAGGCACACTTGTTCGCTCAAGTACTACACTGTTGTTATGGATCCTTTAGTTAGCATTATTAGAGATTTAGAGAAACTTAGCTCGTACTTGTTAGATATGTATAAGGTCGATGCAGGCACACAATAGCAATTACAGATTGACTCGGTGTTCAAAGGTTCAAATCTTTTTGTCGCAGCGCCAAAGACTGGTGACATTTCCGATATGCAATTTTACTATGATAAGTGTCTCCCAGGTAACAGCACCATGATGAATAATTTTGATGCTGTTACCATGAGGTTGACTGACATCTCATTGAATGTCAAAGATTGCATATTGGATATGTCTAAGTCTGTTGCTGCGCCTAAGGATCAGATCAAACCACTAATACCTATGGTACGAACGGCGGCAGAAATGCCACGCCAGACTGGACTATTGGAAAATTTGGTGGCGATGATTAAAAGGAACTTCAACGCACCCGAGTTATCTGGCATCATTGATATTGAAAATACTGCATCCTTAGTTGTAGATAAGTTTTTTGATAGTTATTTGCTTAAAGAAAAAAGAAAACCAAATAAAAATGTTTCTTTGTTCAGTAGAGAGTCTCTCAATAGATGGTTAGAAAAACAGGAACAGGTAACAATTGGTCAGCTCGCAGATTTTGACTTTGTGGACTTGCCAGCAGTTGATCAGTACAGACACATGATTAAAGCACAACCTAAGCAGAAACTGGACACTTCAATCCAAACGGAGTACCCAGCTTTGCAGACGATTGTGTACCATTCAAAAAAGATCAACGCAATCTTCGGCCCATTGTTTAGTGAGCTCACAAGGCAATTACTGGACAGTGTTGATTCAAGCAGATTTTTGTTTTTTACGAGAAAGACACCGG